TGGGCGGGAATTGAACCGCGCGCCAACTACATGTCCGACGCCCTGCAGGATTCCGGCTCGGACGTTCGGGCGTCTTGAGCCGGGCCTTTGCTGATGCTCTCGGATAGGGCGCTCATCTCCCATAGATAGACCGGCCCGCGGCCCTTTACACCTGGACTTTTTCTATGCGAGTTACCCCAATCGTTGCACAACTACGCCAGTACTGCCCTGGCTTCGCAGGCCGTGTTGCAGGCGGCATTGATTTTGAAGCCGTGGCGGCAAGCGCCAAGCTCAGTCGGCCTTCTGCCTATGTAATTCCCATCGGCGACAAGGCCGGTGCGAACACGATCCAAACCGGCGTCCAGCAGGAGATCAGCGACAAGTTCGACGTGGTGCTAGTCCTCGACACCCAGGACGAACGCGGCCAGGAAGCCGCCGACCTGGTGCACGTTTTCCGCGCCGAGTTATGGCGTGCCCTCATCGGCTGGAAGCCTGGGCCGGAATACGACCTGATCGAGTACGAAGGCGGTGAGCTGATCTCGATCAACCGCAACCGCACGATCTACCGGTTTACGTTCGCCTCTGACTTCCAGCTGGGTCGCAACACGTCGGCAGAGCCCGCCGAGACTTGGCACGAATACGAACTTGACGGCTTGCCACCGTTCACCGGCATGACCATCAACATGGACTGCATTGACCCGGCAGACCCCAACTTGCAATCCCCCGGCCCTGATGGGCGTATCGAAGCAAAATTCTCAGGAGATGTAACACCATGACCAAGCGCATCAACGTGGTGCCGGCCGCAGGCGGGCCGTACCTGATCCTGAGGCGGGCGACCTGTTGCCGGCAGTGGGGCGGGATGTTCCAGACAACGCCTGGTGGCGCCGCCGTCTGGCGGATGGCGACGTGACAACCAAGGCTGTGAAAGCGGCGAAACAAGAGGGGGCAAAATAATGTCCATCGGATTCAGCAACATCCCGGCAGACCTGCGTGTTCCGCTGTTCTATGCGGAGATGGACAACTCGGCGGCGAACAGTGCGTCTTCTACCATGCGCCGGCTGATCGTCGGCCAGGTGAACGGCAACGCCACAAGCGACAATATCGGCGTCTCTGGTTCTGGTGCCCAGCGTGGCCCTCGCCAAAACCATTGGTGGTCAAGGTTCGATGTTGGCAGCTATGTATGATGCCTGGCGCAAGACTGACCCCGTGGGTGAGGTCTGGTGCCTGCCGCTGCTTGCAACCGAAGGTGTGGTATCCAGTGCAACCGTGACCCTCGCGGGCGTGGCTACTGAGGCCGGGTTGCTGAACCTGTATGTGGGCGGTGTGCGTGTGCAGGCCACTGTCGTGAGTGCCGCAACAGCTGCGCAGGCCGCATCGGCGCTTGCGGTTCGAATCAATGCCACACCGGACTTGCCGATTACAGCGACTGCCGCCGAGGCCGTGGTTACGCTCACCTGCAAATGGAAAGGGGAAAGCGGCAACGACATCAGCTTACAGCTCAATCGGTTGGGAAAGACCAACGGCGAGGTTCTTCCGGCTGGGCTTACGGCCACCGTCACCGCGATGGCGGGCGGCGTTGGGGCGCCTGATCAGGTAGAGGCGTTGGCCGCCCTGGGCGACGAGCCTTTCGAATTCATCTGCATGCCCTGGTCTGATACGACCAGTCTCAATGCCTGGAAGGCTGCAATGGATGACAGCGTGGGACGCTGGAGCTGGGCCAAGCAGTTGTTCGGCCACGTCTACAGCGCCAAGCGTGGCACCCTCGGTACGCTGGTCGCGGCGGGCCAGGCGCGCAACGACCAACACATGACCATCCAGGCCATGGAAGTCGGCGTGCCGCAGCCGTTCTGGGTGCAGGCTGCATCGTTGGCGGCGCGTACATCGGTATTTATCTCGGCAGATGCCAGCCGTCCAACCCAGAGCGGTAGTTTGCCTGGGCTGGATCCGGCGCCGGCGAGCGAGCGGTTTACCCTAACTGAGCGTCAATCGCTGCTCAGTTACGGGATTGCAACGGCTTACTTTGAAGGCGGTTACGTGCGGATCCAGCGCGCTATCACGACCTATCAGAAGAACGCTTACGGCCAGCCGGATAACTCCTACCTGGACAGCGAGACGATGCATCAATCGGCGTTCATCATCCGCCGACTGCAAGGTGTGATCACCAGCAAGTACGGTCGGCACAAGCTGGCAAATGACGGTACCCGCTTCGGCGCCGGCGCGCCCATCGTGACGCCGAGCACAATCCGCGGTGAACTGATCGCCCAGTACGCCAAGCTGGAGTTGGAAGGCCACGTCGAAAACGCTGAGCTGTTCGCCCAACACTTGATCGTTGAGCGCGACGGCAACGACCCCAGCCGGGTAAACGTGCTGTTCCCGCCGGACTATATCAACGGTCTACGCGTCTTCGCGTTGCTCAACCAGTTCCGCCTGCAGTACGACGCTGCGGCTTAACGTCGACCTTGAACACCCAGCCCGCACGCGCGGGCATTTTTATGCGCGGAGATAGACCATGGGACAAAAAGTAGCGGGCACGGCCTACGTCAAAGTAGACGGTTCCCAGTTGACGATCACCGGCGGCTGTGAAGCGCCGTTGATGGAGGTCAAGCGCGAAACAGTGGTGCCGGGCTTCTACAAGGAAGAAGACTTGGCGCCGTGGGTCAAGGTCACTGCGGTGCATACCTCGGACCTGGACATCAAGAAACTGGTCAATGGTACGGACATGACGGTGACTGTCGAGTTCAAGAACGGCAAGGTCTACGTGTTGGCTGGCGCCTACCTCGTCGACGAGCCTAGTTCCAAGGGTGACGACGGCACCATTGAGCTGCAATTTGATGGCATCAAGGGGACATGGCAATGAGTGATCCGATCAAGCTGGAGCAGCCGATTGAGGCTCATGGCGAGCAGCTCACTGAGCTGACTTTGCGTCGGCCTACGGTGCAGGAAGTCAGGGCAATCAAGGCGATGCCTTACAAGCTCGACAAGAATGAAGATGTTTCCTTGGACATGGATGTTGTTGCCAAATACATCGCGGTTTGTGCGGGTATTCCACCGTCGTCGGTCAACCAACTGGACCTCTCAGACCTCAACTCTTTGGCTTGGGTGGTCTTTAGTTTTTCACGACGTCGGCGTCACCTCAGCCGAAGACCTGATAGCCGTTAGTTACGACCTGGCCTGGTACTGGAGGTCGACCCGAACAGATGATGTCCAGATCGCTGGACCTCATCATCGAGTCGCAGGACCAGGCGCTGCGAATAAATGCATACCGGCAGGAACAATAATGGCGGACAAATTTCAGCTCAAGGCGTTAATCACTGGCGTCGACAAGTTGTCGCCAAAGTTAGCTGGCATTCAGAAGAACGTGGGCTCGTTCAGGAAAAACCTTGAAAAAACCGGCCTCGGAAAAATTGGAATAAAGGATCTAGTGACCGGCGGGGCGATGGCTGCGCCGTTTGCTGTCGGGATCAAATCAGCTGTTGCCTTTGAATCCGAGATGGCGAACGTCAACAAGGTTGTCGACTTCAAAACCCCTGAGCAATTCAAGCAAATGAGTGATGACATATCCCGGATGTCGGAAGTACTGCCAATGGCTGCCGGCGATATCGCCAAGATTGTCGCAGCCGGTGGCCAGGCAGGTTTTGCACAAAACGAACTGCTTGGGTTCGCGGAGGCAGCGGTCAAGATGGGCATTGCCTTTGATCAGACCGCCGACCAAAGCGGCGACATGATGGCAACGTGGCGGACATCATTCAAGATGACCCAGGGCGAAGTGACTGATCTCGCTGATCGGATCAACTACCTGGGCAACACTGGGCCGGCGAACACCAAGAAAATCTCTGACATCGTGACCCGGATCGGCCCTCTCGGTGAGATTGCTGGTCTCGCATCAGGTCAGATCGCGGCGCTGGGTGCAACGATGGCAGGGGTGGGGGTCGAACAGGAAGTTGCGGCTACTGGCATCAAGAATTTCATGTTGTCGATGACCAAGGGGGCGTCCGCGACCAAGGCTCAATCGCAGGCGTTCAAGTCCATTCGCCTTGATTCCAAGCAGGTCGCGAAGTCGATGCAGACGGATGCGCAGGGCACGATCCTGAATATCCTTGAACGTATCGGCAAGGTCGATGCTGCTTCACGTGTTGGCTTGTTGACTCAGTTGTTTGGTTCTGAGTCGGTAACCTCGATTGCGTCGCTGCTCACAAATCTTGATTTGCTCAAGGGTAACTTGAACAAAGTGGGGGATTCGACTCTGTACGCAGGATCTATGCAAAAGGAGTATGCCTCCCGCGCTGCAACAACAGAGAACAATCTCGGGCTTCTTCGCAACGCCTCTAGTAACGTCTCAAAGGCGATTGGCAACGCTCTTCTGCCTGCACTCAACGGCGTAGTCGATGTCGTGCGGCCATTGGTGGTTCAGTTTTCGAAGTTGATAGAGGCCAATCCCGATGTCGTCCGTGGTGTCGCCGCTGCGGGCATTGCGTTTACCGCGCTACGGCTTGGGATCGTCTCGACCATCGTGGCGACCAAACTGTTGTCGTTCGCCATGAAAGCCAACCCCATAGGACTTGCCGCCACCGGCATTGCCCTGGCGGCGGGGCTGATCGTGTCGAACTGGTCCGCCATTGCTCCATACTTCAACGCGATGTGGGACAAGATCCGAGGTCCTACGATGGCCGCGTGGGAGGGTGTTCAAAACCTTCGCTTCGTATAC